GCCACCATGGCACGTGTCCAGTCATCTGACATGTCGCACCTCCATGCCCTGCGGGTGCTTGCCATAGAGCTTTTCGCCAAGCTGGCGGACCAGTTCACGCTCTGGCCAGGTCAGCCTGTGATCGTCGACGCTGACAGCCAGCACGCCTTGTTCGTACCAGCCGTCGCGCTTGACACGGTCAGCGTCACGGCGGTGACCGCCGTAGCCCCGAGGTGTAAACCGCATGCCACTCATGCCACACCCCCCTTCGTCTCCAGCGCCCAGAGCAGGATCGCGATGGCGTCAGCCTCGTTGTCATCTGCAGGATTGAAGCCGCGCTTGCGGGCAGCGTCGATCATCGCCTGCTTGTTGGCGTTGCCCTTGCCAGTCGCGTGTTTTTTGATGGTTCCCACCGGGACACCTTGGTACGGCACGCCGCGCAACTCACCCCAGCTGGTCAGAACAGCTAGGAGGCCCCCAAAGACATGGGCTGCATCTGTGCCTGCGTGCCAACGGACTTCTTCGAAATAGATCGCCCCGATCGGACCGCTGAGCCGGTCGATCTCCGTCAGCCAGTTGGTGAACCGCAGATAGCGCATGCCGCCGCCGTCATATCGGCTGGGCTTGAAGCTGACAGTGCCACTGGTGATCAGGCCGTCAAAGCCGCGGATGGCCCAGCCGGTGGTCGTGCCGAGGTCAAGCGCCAGGATGGTGCGTTGGCCCTGTGCAGGCGGCATGGGCATTTTCGGGGTTGCGCCGAGATTGGCGTCGGCGAGAGTCGTATCAGCCATGAGTGGTCTCCTCTTCTGGTGAGCTGCTCGGGTGGAAGACGACGGCGGTTGATGCTTGGCGGTACTGGCCGCCGTCGTCGGATGAATGTGTTTCGGGGATTTCTTGTGCACACCAACTTCGCAGCCCAAGTCGAGCCCAGGGGAAGGAAGTGTCTCCCCCGCCTTTAGCGGGGAGGACACCTTCCCCTTTAGGGGGGGGTAAAACCGGTTTTTGAGTTTTGGCGTAACTTATTGTTATTGAATGGAAATAATCAAAACCCAGAATCGTTTTTCCTCGAGGGCAATCCGGTTTTTGAGTTTTGACGCAAGTCATTGAATTTAATGGTGGATTTCCAAAACTCAGAAACCGTTCGTTCAAAATCCGCACCGGTTTTTGGCCAAAATTCGGACGATCCGGAATTTGAAACAGACCTGTTTGGAGGACAATTCTCATTCTGCACCCCCGTCCTGGTCGACCCAGATTTCGGAGTTTTCGACCGGTAGGAGCCCCCCGGTTTCCTCGCACATGAAATGACTCGGCTGCACTTTGATGAAGGTGGGAGACACTTCCCCAGTATCGGCATCAATCCTGTCGTCTTCAGTTTTCAGAAGCATCTCCCTCACGCACAGGAACCCGTATTTCGACTGGTTCATCTTGAGGCCGATTTCAGCAGCCTTCTCACACTGCAGATATTTGACATGGCCCTTGGTAGCGAGAACACGCAGCCGTTCGACAATGCTTGTTTTTCCGCCAAGACTGCCCTTGTTCTCGAACTTCGCGGCGAACTGGGTCGGCGTGAACATCTTGCCGCGCGCTGCCTGCTCGGCGATCATCTGGATGATCACGTCGCCCTTTCGATCCCGTTCAGCGTCATGTTTTGCGCCAGCTTCTTGGCGCACCAACCGTTCGTTCATGGGGTTGATCTCGGTCCATTCGCCCTTGACCTTGTCGATCAGCTTGGCCGCCAGCGCCGGTCCGTTGCGCAGCTCGATCTCCAGCTTGCGCTGCGGGTTGTCCTCATCTGGGCGGTGCAGGATCAGCCCTGATGTATAGAAGCCCCGCAGGGCACTGGCACCTGATAGTGCCAGAAACGGGTCATCCTTCACCTGCTGCTTGCTCAGCTTCTTGGTATGGTGCGCGAGGATCACACCGCACTCTGGGTTGATGTGATCGCGCAGAACATCGACCCTTTCCTTGAGGAAAAACATCATCGCAGTGTTGTCGTTTTCGCCGCCGCCGTCGGGTCCGCCGTCAAATATATTGCGGATCGGGTCAATGCAGATGATGTCGACAGGCTGGACTGGGAATGCATGTTGAATGGCCTGCGCAATACGGACGCTGCCCTCTACATCAAGCAAAAGGTTCAGCTTTGGCGTGGCCACCAGATTGTCCCGCGCGCCGGTCAGCACCTCTTTCGGGAGGGTAATCTGCTTCATGCGTTCGCGCAGATAGTGGTACTGGATTTCGGCCTGCAGGTAGAACACGCGCAGCGGTCGCGGCGGTGTGAAGTCGAGAAACGGCACGCCCGCAGCCATGTGCACCAGCCAGGAGATCAGCAGATCGCTCTTGCCAACCTTGGGTGCGCCACCCAGCACCAGCAGCCCGCCCGGTGTCAGAACACGCGGTGCGATGATATCCGCGGGCATCGGGCTGTCATCGTCCAGCAGCGCGCCAAGCGTGACTGAGGGCATCTCATTCGGCGCAGGCGCGGCGCTGTCGAGCCGGATCAAGGGCGGTCCGTATTTCTCGACATGGCGGGCCCAGAGCCGCTCAGACTCGCGCTTGAGCCGCTCCACTGGCCACTCTGGCCGCAGCATTGCGGCGTTGTAGCCGCAGATGCCCTCCCAGCCCTCGTCTTTCGACATCCGGCCCTCATGGACCATACGGATGAAATATCCGATCGCGGCCGAAGCTCCCTCGAAACGCGACCAGTCGTCCTGCGCGCTCTCGCGCACCGGGGTGACCAGCACATCATCGACGGCAGGCTTGTCGGGCGTGGCGAAGTCGGGCTGCAGAGACACGCCCGGTGCGGGCGGCATGTCAGTGACGGCTTCGGTGAACTCGCCCAGATCACGCTCAAGGTCCGCGTTCAGCGTGACGATGCGCACCTGCGTCTTGAGGCTGTTCTTGTAATAGACCGAGCCCGCGACCCGGATCGGCTGATGCGCTGAACGAAAATGCATATCCCCGCCGACCTTGGCGGCAATGTCGCCGCGGATACGCGTCACGCGGGCGATGTCGCTGCCCTCTGCAGGCTCGGTGAGTTTCCACCAGACATGCGCCTTGTGCTGGCCCTCTGGCGTCACACCGCCGCTTTCCACCACCATCGTGGGTGGGCCGAGATGACGCTCGAGATGCGCGCGCTTGGCGGCAATGTCGCCGGTGTCGATATCGACGACCACAGCCTGCATTTGCTGAATGTCCGCCGCTTTGGCCTCACCAGGGGCGACCACAGTACCGGGGATGACATAGACGGCAGCACCCTCTCGCGCGGCCCAATTGGCAAAGGTGGTCATCTTGGCGGTGACGTTCTCAGCGGCATCGATCCAGATGTTATGCGGGCGGCCATCAAAGCCCTGGCCCTTGTCGATGAAGCTGCGGACCGGGATCAGGCCGTCGCAATAGCCGAACACCACCTCCATGAATTGAGCGATCTGCTCGGGGTCCGGCTCGTCACCGAACACGTCGATCTGTGGTGCGGCGTCGTTGAAGTCCCGCCACGGGTTGAAATGGACGAGATTTTCCTTGGGCGTCTCAGATGATGGGTCATCCGATGGGGTTTGAGGGTCGTCGTGATTGGTGCTCATGGTGGCATCCTCTGTGTCGCTTGGGGTGTCGGGCGGATCGTTTGGGGCATCCGTCATGTCGGCATTTTCCAACACCGCTCCGCCCAAGAGCAGAAGCGGCATTCAAAGAAGTCGCGATTTTGGGCCACGCGCGGCAGCAGCTCGCCCGCGTCGGTGGCTTGCAGGATCCGGACGCCGCGATCGGACATCCGCTGCGCGAGGTCAGCGTCGAAGGGCACAAGCTCGTGGTGCAGCTCAGCGGTGTCCTTGTTGATCGCGGTGAACACGGCGGGTGCCGCGCTGATGCCAGGCACGCTTGCTTCCATGTAGGCCTGGTAGACAGCGATCTGGGCGGCGTAGACGGGCTTTGATTTGGTCACCCCGTCCTTGACGCAGGCGCGCCAGTTCTTGGCGTTCATGGTCTTGCATTCCCAGAGTGCAGGGACAGCGAGACCGAAGCCCTCTGGGCCGGCCGCGATGATGCCATCGACATGACCGCGAATGCGCCCACCCGCGACCGAGAACCCGAACTGGCCGCCATCTGGGTGGTTGCCCTTTTGCGTGTAGAGATCGAACCCCGCGCCGCGCAGCCAGCGGATGGCGAGATCTTCCAGCTCGTGCCCGATGGCGAAGATGCGCAGCAGCTGGCCGGAGAAGTCCTGCCCCTCATCCTTGGGCGCGTGTGTGAACTCAAACTGCAAGGCGCGTTCGCAGGCGTGGCCAAGCCGCGAGCCGCCGAGGTAATCACGGGGAGTCCTTGCCGCATTCTCGGACGTCAGGGCCGCATCAATGGTCTCGTTGACGCGTTCAGAGAAGCTGGGTTTGTGGTTGAAATCGAGGGTCAAAACGGCACCTCCGACTGGCTGGCGATCTCGAACATCTCGGTGCGGAAGGCCTCGACGGTGATCACGATCAGCCGGTGCATATCGTGGTGGCTCAACTGCCCCAGCGGGCGGTCCCAGCCGATTCGTTCCATTTCCAGGGCGAGCGCGCGCATCACGGCAGGCAGCGCCTGGGTTTCATTTTCGGTAAAATCGACCATGCTTAGTCCTCTTTTCGCTTTCATGGTGAAGGCTGCCTGGCACTGCATGGAGCAGAACCAGCGGTATGTGCGCTTGCCGCGCGGCTGGTGCGGATCGAACCAACCAAAGCCGCGGGTGCGAGATGTGCAGACGGCGCAGAGCGTGCCGCGCGGATGCCAGAGGCGATCAAAGCCAGGGCGATCCGCAGCCTCTGTGGGCGGGGATGCGATTTGCGCGACATGGCTCATGCGGCCTCCCGCGCAGTCGGGGCCGCGCTGGTGATCAACCCGCGAATGGCGCGCTTGTTGAACCCGAAGGTCATCAGCGCCGAGGCCTTGTAGCGGGTCAGGCCAAAATCGCTGCGTGCGGCAGGTGAGAGATATTGCAGCTGCTTTTCCGTGGCGGGCTGGTTCAGCCAGGCGCGCGTCTTGAAGGCGCTTTCGTCAGTCTCGTGGTCGTTCAGCCAGTCATCGGCCTGCGCGAGACAGACGCTGCGCTCACCGATCCCCAGCAGCTGTGGCTGCACAGCGCGTGCGCCGCCAATGCTGTACCAGAGGCCATCGAGCCAGAAGACGCCGCCCCAGGCCGAAAAGCCCGTCGCCAGAAGCGCATCCTCGGTGTCGAAGAGATCGACCCATTCGAAACTTGAGCGTTTCAGCAGATCAATCTCAGTCATCATGAAGCCGGAGAGCGCCCCACCCAGGGCTCCATCACGGGTTTCATCCTCGTCCTCGACCAAGAGCTCGCCGCAGATCGGGCATTCGCGCGAGGCCAAGGGTATGTCTGCCTGACAGGACGGGCAGGTTTTCGACGGGGCCTCACCGCTGGTGGTTTTGCCCTCAAGATCGACGTCCTGCTCCAGCGTGCCGTGGGTCAGGCTCGAGGTGCCAAAATCCAGCACGACGCAGTCAGTCTTGACCACGCCCGGGTGCTCAGCGGGATCCACGGTGCGCAGTCCGCGCCCGACCATCTGGATCATAGTTGATTTGTAAGAACTGGGCCGCAGCAGCACGACGCAGGACGTGGGCGGGTGGTCCCATCCTTCCGTGAGCACAGCCACGTTGGTGATCACGCGGATT